AGATTTACATAATTTGCAACGTTTTTGAATCCCGCAGTCATTAACTGCCCATACATAGAACTTGTTGTTCCAATTCCGATATTGAATCCTGCTTTTTTTAGTGCTGTCGTAATAAATGAACTACAATCGTAGTCTGGACCAGTTCTGTGCGCTTGGTCATATCCATGCTTATTGTCATTTGCAATTCCAATCGCCCATTTAATTGCACCGTTAATTCCTTTTCCGCCTACAGAGTCAAACAATTTTTCGATGTAAGACACCGCACTGCCAAACACTTTATTTACCGCACCCGTTGCCAGCGGAACAAAGAACTTTGATACTCCAGACAAGTCCGTAAACTTATCAATTGCGATTTGTAGTATTTTACTTGGATGTTCTACATAATCAAGTACATCACCTGTAAAATTTGTAAACTTTTCCCACGCGTTACTAAAGAATGAACCAATACCATTTTTGAACTTCGGCATTCCGTCCATAAGCGCTTTTGTCTGTCCTGCCGGCATAATCTTTGTGCCTTTTTCCATTGGAAGCATGACATTTCTTCCATCTGGAATAAACGGTTTTCCATGTGGTGGAACGATGAGTTCTTTGTATGTTGAACCGGCTTGATCATTTACTACACCGATCGTGTTGCTCGGAAGTCCGTTAGATCCAGAGGCAAACTTCGGATAATTTGTCCAGTTTTTTAATGGTTTTTTAGCACCTACTTTATCGAACACCCAGTTGATGCCATCGATCACTCCATTGACCGCTTTTTGTATCGGATTGATAATCCAATTGGCTACTTTCCCGAAAAATGATTTTATTCCAGACCAAATGCTGGTGACGCCATCATACGCTCCCTTGAACACATCTTTGAACCATTGTTTTGTGTTTTTAAAAACATTTTTAATATCCGTCCATTTTTGTGAAAACCATGTTCCAACAAATGCCCAAGCGTTTTTTACAGACTCGTATGCTTGGCTGAACTTCTCTCCAAACCACTGTGTTACTGGTGAAAACGTAATTTTTATTCCAGTCCAAATACCTTCAAAAAATCCTTCTCCTCTTGCCCATGATTGCTGTGTTGATGACCACCCTTTTTGAAATTGTTCTGCAATAGAAACAGCAGTTGTTGTTCCCCATTCTAATATTTTTCTAAATTGTAATTGCAACCCAGCTAAGCTTGCCGGAGAAAGCGCAATTTCTGGAATCTCGATGGCTCCTTTTCCAAAGATTTTATCGGCAAATCCTTGTGCAACTCCTCTTGCTAAGTCGTTTGGAAGATTTAACATTGCGGATGTTAATGCAACAAAAAACTTTGATAGGTCCCAAGCAAGACCAGCCCAATCAATACCGCACAGAAAATCAACAATTCTCTGCCCCATATCCTCAAATGTATCGTCATTGTCTAGAGTTTCTAGGAATTCTGTCATTGCTTGCAAAATTCCCCTTACCACATTGCTAAATGTTTCGGCTGTTAGTCCAGAATCCCAATTTTCAAAAAATCCTTTTAAGCTTTTCGCTAACGACTTTCCAAAATCTTTCCAATCAAACTCAATTGCGAATGCGTTTACAGAGTGGAAAGCTGTATTAATCGAATTGGCTATTGTTTTTCCGAGATTATAAAATAACCTAGGAGAAATCAATCCGTTCAAAAATTTTGCTAGTCCAGTTCCGAAATTCTCAGCTTTTTTATATACGCCGTTCCAGTCAATACTTTCCATTGCTTTTGACAACGTATCTCCAATATAGCTACCAAGTTGCTCCAATGTTCGTATACTGCTTTTATAAGCTTCTAGCAGTTTTTCGTTAGGTTTAAAGTTCGCAACCAAGCCACCGCTTCCACCAGTTCCAGCACCTCCTGAACCGGAGCCACCAGAACCACCAGAGCCGCCTCCGCCAGTACTTTTATCATCCGGTGCATTTATATTTAATTCATCAATTCCAAGAGTCACTAATTTTTTTGCATTTTTGGCAGCTTGTCCTAAATTGCCTGCTAAATCTCCTGCGCTTCCTGCTGAATCTCCAATATCTGTCGAAACATCTCCTAGATCGTCTGCTAATCCACCTCCACTGATTTCAAATTCCCAACCGAAAATTTGGCCAAGTGCATTTAATACATTTTTAGTAAAATCAATGACTTTTGCCATGACTTTATTAAGTGTCTGAACAAACGGCTTGAACGCAGCTATAAAACCAGTTCCTATAATTGATGCAAATTTCTTGATTTGTTCTTGTAAGATACGTATTTGGTTCGCCCATGTCACTTTGTTACCGTATCGGCTTTTTATCCAATACTTCTTATAGTTTCCTATAAGGTCAGCGTACATTTTCAACCATAAAAATAAGACGTATCACTACGTCTTATGGTTGTCGAGCACTCTTGGGGAGATTATATTTATTCACTCCCTACGCGTTACGGTGTCAATCAGCCTTTCGAAATCTGATTGATTACCTCGGTATTAACTTATTGACTTATCCATTTATATCCAAATGCGGTTCTCTCCGGCTTATCAACTACTTTTTGTATCCCTTTGTAATTGACTCCAAGGATCTTTCCGGCATCTGAAATTCTTTCATATACATCTATTATTTCACCACTTTTAATATCTACTTGAGCTATCTTTCTACCTTTTTTCTTTTTATAGTAAACACTCAAATCTTTTATAGGAAAATCATCTTCATAAACAAAAATGAAGCCATTCGCAGACTTATATGTTTTTGAAAGTACACCTGATATTGTTGTTCTATTTGCTCCTGATTTTTCAGACGCTTCTTGAACACTGTCATATCTAGCAATTAAATTTCCTTCCAAATCACATTGAACAACTTTTTTTCTGCTTGTTGAAGCTGGCTTAATATACTCTCTTGCTCCATTAGCATCATAATCCTCTTCAAACATGAATAGATGATTTTTGCATGTTTTTAATTTGTTTTTGCAGCACAACAGCACGTTAACATTATTAAATCCATCTTTTTCCGCATCCGCTGCACTGTCATACCTTTTTATAAAATCACCATTGAGATTCAAACAGACAATTGATTTTGCGTTATGCCCTCCAACGCTCCCTTTGTTTTCGTTATACCCATTTCTGTACGAATCAAATAATTCAATATATTTTCGCTCCAGATTGTCTGCTTCTTCTTTTCTTTCACATGTTTCAATTACTTCCCACTCAAAATTATCAAAACCAAATTCTTTTATAGCATCATGGAATTTACAATCTTCTTTTTCATAGCATCTTCTATGTTGCCAAAGACGGTTTTTATAATTTATAGTCTGTCCAATATATGATTTTCCGTTTATTTTATTTGTGGCTTTATAAATATAATATGTTCGCACTAAATCACCTCGAACATATTATACTATAATGTTCTAGTTAAGTCAACTTAGCCTTCACCGATTTTGCTCGATTTTTTCATAATACGTTTCCGTATTAGGCGGCACACATTCTACCGCTTGTTCTGGCGAAGTCTCCTTGCGCTGATGCTGTATTTGCAAGTACGTATCTGTAACGCAGCATGGTCTTTTCAGCCTGTGACATAGACTGAACGTTCGCATCTAAACCGTTCTTCATAGCCCATTCTTGTAATGTGGCTTGTGTAAGATCGAGACCATACTGCCTAAGAGGTCGTGTCTCTCCTGTGAAGATAGCCGCCAAATCTTCCGCAACATCTTTTTGACTGACATTGTAGAAAGATGCCATATCTGCCGTTAATTGAGTTAATGTCAAGGATACATCTGCCATAGAGTCAGATAGACCGACATATCCACCAGTGGCTTTGTTTAGAAATGAATTAGCACTTTCAATAGAACTTGTATCAATCCCCATTGCCGAACCCATTGCTTGAAACCGGCTTGCGTACTGCTTAAACGACAATTCAGACATTCCGAACTGTTCAATAGACTTTTGTGCGTACTCTTCAACTTTTCTTGACATATTGCCAAAAACAGTGTCTACAACGTTCTGCACTTCCACAAGGTCTGATGCGATTGTTATGGAATCTTTAATTTTCCCAACAAATCGGAATAATAGCCAGTATGTTGCGTACATCTTGCCGATCGCTGAAGCAAGTCCTCTCGAGCCGATCCTAGCTTTATGCGTAGACTTCGTATAAGTGTTTAAACTATTTCCAAGTGCGCTCGCAGCGCGACCGGAAGAAGCTCCTGTTCTTGCAAGTCTCCCCAGCGCATTTGTCATATCAATAAGATTTTGACTAACTCTAGGTGCTTTTGATAAGTTATGCATCAGTTCCGTCATTGCTTTTGATAATTTAGGTATATTATCAATTGCTTTTGTAGAACTCTTATACCCAAGTCGTGCTATTCCATTTGCCAAATCAGCTACTTGCTTTGATGTTTTTGAAACGTTAACAGAATTTAATCCCTGAAGACCTTTTCCGAATTTTACGATCGCCCCTGATGCCTTACTGATCTGTCCACTATTCAAATTTGCGATTTTCTCAATTCCCCTGGCAAGTCTTGTGTAATCTGCTGTTCCAACATTTTTAAGCCCTTGCATAGATCTGCTTAATTTATCTACACCATTTGCCACACAAGATAAACCGCTTCCGTTTATTTTCGTAATAGATGTGTTTAATGTCCCTAATTTCGTTATCAGCGTGTCGATTGCATTATTCGCTTTTCCAGCTTGCGCCTGTAACTGTATTTCAAGGCTGTCTACTGTGGTTCCCATTTCGCACATCCTTCCTATAACTTTTTTAGGTCAGTGACTATCTCCGTTCGATAGCCAGAAAAAAACAGTAGGTTTTGACGCGCTACTGTTTATTATGATTAATTTCAAAATTTGTTTTCATTGCTTCAAGTTTTGCAACAAATAATTCCCTTTGTAATTGTAGATCTTTTTCGGATAACGGTTTATTGTTCTTTTCCGCCATTTCCAAAATAGGACTTTCGAAATATTTTGCTTTTGATTTTCTTTTATTCATTCCGGATAATACTTGATCCAGAACAACAGAAAAGGCTTTCATATTATATTGACCCATAAGCCAATTTTCGTAATCCCTATCGCGTAACATCCATTTATATGATTCTGCGTATATTTCTATCTTCTTTGGTGTAAGACGTAGAAAACTTTCATAAGAAATTCCCATTCTCAAAGCATTCTTAAAGTATTCTTCCCATATTATTTTGTGGAAGTCGATTTTTTCTTGTGGTCCTGTGGTGTCTTCGGCGCTTTCTTTTCTTCCTCTTCGTCTGGATTGTTCATCTCTGCAACCATCTCCGTCAGACCCGTCAAATCGAAAAAACCGTCATCTTCCATCGTTTCTTTTATCTCTTCGTAAAGTCCTTTAAAGGACATTTTTTTCTCTTTCATGTACTGTTTCATCAAATCTTTTGATTTTTCAACAGTAATATTTTTATGATGTTCCAGTAATCCTGCATAAAAAGCATCTTTGCAAATATGTGGCATATCAGATACCAAATCTGCTGTTCCGTCAATCATTGCAGCTGCAATTTCTACTTTGCTATTTTCCCCTTCTAAATCTAATCTCTTTCCAATATAAGACATCGACAATGCGTTAAACATCCTTTGTACAACCGCTTTGTTTTCTGCTGCTTCAAATCCAAATTCAAGTGTGTACTGTTCGTTTCCAATCTGAATTGTTTTCATATCAATTTACCCTCCGATTAATCAGAGGGGGCGGTCCGCAGACCACCCCACTCATGTTTTAAAATGTATCTTCAAGTTCTGAATAAGCCTTTTCTTCAGAAACGCTACTTAGGTCGGCTCTTGTGTCTAAGTAGCTTAAGGTACCCCCACCGATACTTCAAATTCAACTTTCGCTTCCATTCCTTTGTACTCTTCAATGGTAAGGTTATTTTCCATTACAAGTAACTCATTCTGTCCAATTTCTGGCTGTGGTAATGCTGTTGGTGGTTGAGCAATTACAAAAAACGCTTCTTCGAATCCCGGAATAATTGTTTCAAACCACATCCTTTTTCCGCCGGAAAGTTCAGCATAGTCTTCAATAACTTTTTTCCATTCTTTTTGCGTTTCGCTTGTGAAGTTTACACCGACAGGGAATGAACCTCCCGTATCTGCTGCCCCTCGGATATATCTCTTAATATAATCTTCAACCGCAGACGCATCAATCTGCTCATTTTCAATCGTGATTCCACCAATCGAATTAATACGATTAAGCTTTGTAAATTTTGTTGGTTTTTGTCCGGCAGTTGTTTCAGCTCCATAACCAAATGTAATTCCTAATGTAGAAATTCCTGCAATCATATTTTCTCCTTTCTACCGATAATTTGTACGGTAAGCGATCATGTTTTCATGACCGGCTCTATAAAATATCTCCATCGGCAATTATTCGCCGAAAACGTGCTACTCTTCGATATGTACTGCCTGTATTCTGAAATTCCGGTGTTGATATCACTTGGAATCTCATTTTTTTCATAATTTTCACAACTTCATCCATAACTTCTTTCGTTTCGGACTGTTTTGTGTTTGTGGTTACTTCAATCTGAAAGGAAGACCAGACAGCATTTATTGTATCTCCCTGTAAATCTGAACCAACTTCCGCCCCCGGCAGTTCATGTATGTAAACGGTCGGGAATCTTGGAAGTGCATCCACTTTATTTTCTGTTGTAAATTTGATGTCCTTGTATTTTTCTTTCAGCTTACTCGGAAATTGAGTCTTTATCCTCGTGTAAACTTGCGATTCCAACATGTCAAGCATTTTATCAACCTCCGAATACTATTTTTGCGACACTTTGCACTTTTTCAATCATTTCAAGGCTAGCGTGATACATCGGCATTGTAGGCGTAACACCTCTTGAATGATGCCACTCTCCATTCAAATCCATCCACCACCAACCGCTAGGGTCATTACCATGTGTTCCGCCCGGGAACGTACCTTGTCCAACTCCCGGAACGTTCATCGGATTTTCTGCTTTCATACCAGAACCAAACTCAGCCATAAGAAGAGGACTTACATCTGCTGTTTTCACTCCGTCCTGTGTTCGCCACTCACTCTTAATGATTCCTGTGTTGCTCGCAAGCAAAACACCTTTGCATCCATTTTTGTTTTGCTCTGTTTTAACAGAAAACGTGATATACTTCCCGTAGTTTCCTACATTCTGCTTTGCTACGGAAATCCCACTTTCCGCCAGTTCTCTCACGAATTGTTCGCATTTTTCATTTAGTGAATTTTTGTAATCTCCTAACTGTTTTTGCAACTCTTGAATACTGGACGGCGAAAAGATATTTGCTTTTAACACTTTCTTCGACATCGAATCACCTATAAAATATCTAACTCTTGAAAAACATTGAAAATCTTCGACGATTGGATTGCGAACCAATCAACCATTTCTTCATTTATAGACCAAGAGTTAACAGAATTAGAATTTTCAGCAAGACCGCTTTCAAACAAGAAAGCATGGATAACTTCATGTCTAACAACAGATTTTCGGTAGGAAGCCAAATCTTTTTTACTCCCTACCTCTCCGTCTGACATAGACATATCGTCTACTACAATTTCATGTGTAGAAGAATCAGTATATCCATCCATTTCTTTTAGTTCTGGAATTTCTTTGCAATTCCCATAAATTATCTTATATTCTGTACCGAGAATATTTACTTTTCTGTTTTCCATATCTACTTCACAATCCTTTTTAAAAGATACCTTGTAAAATTAAGACTCGGCTGAACGCGCTTAATCGAGTAATCAGCCGACTTTCTATCTACTACGGTGTTTTGTTCGTCTGTGTACTGAACTTCGCTTGTATGCCAGATTAACGAGGTCTCGTTAATCGGTATTCTGTCTTTCTCCATGAGAAGAATCGCATCATACTCGCTGATGTCAACACCAAAAGACTTTGCTTCTGCTTCACCGCCGGACATTGCAATATTCCCTTTAAAATCAATCGGATTTGAATACCCGACTTCTGTCTCTCCTGTTTCTACCGGAACTTTCTGACCGTCCACTTCAATGTAAACAATGTTCCCACTTTCATCTCTTTCGTAAATAGGAACTTCTCCGACTTGAAGCGCATACTTCAAATTTTGTTTATTTTTTTCTAGCAGTCTCATTCTTGCATACCTTTTTATTGTACTGCGATGTACTGATTCCTAAGAGAACTCCGAGGAATGTATCTACCGCGGTAATTGTACCTACGATTTCTTCCCCGTATGGAAGCCCCCAAATTCCTGCCAGTGCAAAATACAATGTTCCTGCTGCCGGAAGCAAATACATTGCAATCCATTTTAAAATGTCATACATCTTATCATTCATTTTAAAATCCTCCCAATCCAATTTTGTAACATACAAAACCAATGATGATGCCGAGAACGGCAGTTACGACATATCCTGAAACCTGTCTCCATTTCTCTCCATCTCTTCCCTCAAGAACTTCCAGACGATCCCCCTGTTCTTTTTGCTCCTGTGCCATACTCTCAATGGAGATTGCAAGTCGTTCCACCGATTGTGCCAAGTCTTGTATTTTTTTTACTGTATCTTCTACATCATTAATCCGGTGATGTAGTCTCTTATTTTCCGCATCCATACGTTTTGCAAACTCTTCATGTTCTGCTCTCGTAATTGGTGTGTCCATCATGCACCTCCAAGTTCTGTTTTTATATGACTGCCCTCCGCCGCCTAATGCCATATCCCTGCACCATCACGGCAAGTTCACCGCCATGGTACGCTCAATCGTCTGCCACTAAACCCTGTAGCCGGGAGATGATTGGATCACCGTACCCTTTCTATAGAATCCGCACAAAAGGAGTTACTTTTCCAAGAATTTTATCCCGGTCAATCCAACTCCTTGAAGTTCCGTTTTCAGAAGAGGAAATTTGGAACTCCCCTCCGTCTTGGTTGTAATCATACAAAGCCAAATTTACAATGATACTGTCGAATTTCTTCATATCTTTTTCAATCATCTCCTCTGTATAATTGTCTGGATAATTTCGGTAGAGACGTACATCCTGTTCCGCTTGCGAGATAAGTTGTTCTAAAAACTTATCCTCTTGTTCTATCGAAACATCAGATTGTCTCAACCGAATTTTCAATTGTTCTAATCTTGAGTACGTCATACATTTTTTCTCCTACAACTCCATTTTCTCAATGAGAAGTTTCTTAATGTCTGAACCGTTTAAATACTCTACACCGTCAATCCCTTGTTCCGTTGCAAGTTCCCGAAGTTCTTTCACAGGCATTTGATGAATCTCTGTTTTGGTGCAATTCGTCTTATCTCCTGTTTTCAAAACATTTTCTGAATCATCCGGCACGTTTTCACCAGACTTATACCACTTCCCATTTTTCACGACAATATACGGATAAATCATCTCTTTTCCTCCTTATTAATCGTGGTGAACCTCTAACACAAATGTGCTTTCCATGTTCTCATAAGATGGAAGAGTGATTTCGGAAGCTGTTACAGAAGTAATTGCCGGAGGTCCGTACTCTGTTTTTGTTGCAACAGCAATTCCGACTCCATAAACTGCCACATCAACATCTGCAACTTGTCTTGCAGTTCTTTCTTCCGGAGTTGTTCCAAACCAAGTAGAACCAAGTGCCCTTTCTGGAAGTAATGTGACTTTATTGTCTGGATAGAAATACTGTTCTTTTCCAGCATCATCCACATACATTTTGTCGTAAAGAACAATGGTTAATTTTGTTCTATTTTTTACGATTGAAATAACATTTTCATCTGTTACTTCAATTACTGCCGTTGCATTCTGCGCAAGAATAGAATTTCTCACCTGCTTGCTATCTAGAAGATATTGGAATGTATTAGAATTCATTAATGCATATCTTGCAATTCTACCTTTTTTAGCAAGCTCTTTTCTAGCATTGTTCAAATCTGTCAACGGTGTTGATTGTTCAGAATCGCTCCACATTGATGTTCCATCAAGTTTAGAGTAATGCTCTTTTGCATATGAGCCGTCCGGGTCATAATCATAAGCATACTTCACTCCATCGCTCTCAATTCCGATAGTTGGATGTCCTTCCACCGTTGCAAGTAAAGACATTCTCATTCTCTCTGGAACAACTTCTGCCCCACGAACAAGCGTATTTGTATCATCGTAAATAGATTGTAAAGCAGATTCCAAATACGGATCACTTTCTTCTCTGATTCTATCGATTTCCTGCGCATCTTCCTCTGTAACAATCATTTGCTCTCTAAAGAATGCCATCTGTGTCTTTTCTTTCTTGAGCCCTGCTCTTGCGCGAATAGTAGGAAGTGCGTCAAAGTTGGATGGCGCAAGAGTAACCGGCAAGCCTTTGTGTGTTTTAATCCAAGATAAATCTAATCCAGATTTTTTTCTTTCCGGGAACCACTGTAACCCCAGATACGGAATCTGATTGCTTGCGTCATTTGTTGCTGATAACGCAATAGATTGAGAATTTACTACTTCATTTACTAACATTTCGCTTTTCCTCCTTATTCAAACACAATCATCGGAAGTGCTGTCATAACCTCTGCTTCGTAAGTTACGCCGGAATGTTCCTCTGCAATCGCTTTGTCGATATACGCTTTTTTCAAAAGTGTTCCTTGCGGTCTATCTTCCGTCACATCATGTAGCAAAATTCCCACAACTGTTGCTGTGTTATCTTTTGCTCCGGTTTTCCCGATTGGTGTTCCTGCTTTTATAACTTTTTTTCCACTTGTGGTCTTGTCATTTACTGCTGAAAAATCAAGAGTAGCTGCAATTGCTTCAAATGGTTTTCTTTTTAAAATCTGCACGTCACCTGTATATTCCGTTTTTTCA